TGCGCGACCCGTTCAGCGCCAAGCCGCATGTGTTGTTTTATGCAACCAAGCGCGTTGGCGGGGCGGTGTCCGATTACGCGGCGATCAAGCTTTTGAAATTCGGCACTGCATAATTTGCGAGGCTGAGGGGGACGGGCACGCCTGAGGGGGCGTGTCCGGGGTCCGGGGGCGTGCGAGGCGTTAGGCTCTTCGCGTTGTCCAGCAGCTTCCTTCCGTCCGTGCGACGCGGATGGCACGTGCCCGGATCACAAACTGTCCATAGAAATTCAGACTGCCTGCGGAGTAAGTCCATGATGTTGATCGAAGAAACGACCGTGCCCGAGGCAGTTCTGCCGCTTGCATTGTTCAAAGAACACCTGCGCCTTGGGTCCGGTTTTGCGGATGACGGGGTGCAAGACGGCTTGCTGGCGGGGTTTTTACGCTCGGCACTGGCGGCCATCGAGGCGCGGACCGGTAAGGCGCTGATCGAGCGCACGTTCAGCTGGTCGGTGACGCGGTGGCGCGACGGTTGCGAACAGGGCCTGCCGATTGCGCCGGTGAGTGCGATTGTCGAGGTGAGCGTGACGGAGCGTGGGGGCGACGCGATTGTTGTCCCGCGCGAGCGATACCAATTGCGCCCGGATCTGCAGCGGCCTGTTTTGGTGGCACCGGGCGGGTCATTGCCGGGGGTGCCGCAGGGCGGATCGGTGAAGATCACGATGCTGGCGGGGTTCGGCCCCGAGTGGAGCGATTTGCCCGCAGATCTGGCGCAGGCGGTGATGTTGCTGGCGTCGCATTATTACGAGTACCGCCATGAGATGCAGTATGACGGGGGCTGCATGCCCTTTGGTGTCAGTGCGTTGATCGAGCGGTATCGCATGGTGCGTATTGGCGGCGGGGGGCGTGGCTGATGGCGTATCGGTTGAGCCATGAATTGGTGTTGGAAGCGCCTGCGCGGGTGCCCGACGGGGCCGGTGGGTTCAGCGAAAGCTGGGTCGCGCTGGGCACGCTCTGGGCCAAGGTGATTGCCCGCACGGGGCGTGAAAAAGCCAGTGGGGCGGCCTCGCTGAGCCTGATGACATTGCGCATTATCGTGCGCGCGGCCCCGCCCGGATCGGACGCGCGGCCCACGCCGGACCAGCGGTTTCGCCACAACACGCGGCTGTATCGTATTTTGTCGGTCGCAGAGGACGACAGCGATGGCCGCTATCTGGTGTGCACCGCCCAAGAGGAGACAGTGGCATGAGTTATGGTGTTTCAGCTGCGTTGCAGACGGCGGTGTATCAGGTGTTGATTGCCGATGCGACGCTGGGCGGGCTTGTGGGGTCCGACATTTATGATGCGATCCCGGCGGGCAGTGTGCCGCCTTTGTATGTGGCGCTAGGCCCCGAGTTGGTGAACGACAAATCCGATCAGACCGGCAGCGGTGCGGAGCATGTGTTCACCGTGTCGGTCATCACGCAAAGTGCCGGATTTGCGCAAGCCAAACTGGTGGCGGCGGCGGTGTCTGATGCGCTGGTGGGGGCGGATATGACGCTGGGGCGCGGCACGCTGATTGCGTTGAATTTCTTTCGCGCCAAGGCCGCGCGTGTGGGTGCTGCGGACGAGCGGCGCATTGATCTGACGTTCAAGGCGCGGGTTCAGGACGACTGAGACCTGCAAAATTCCCTTATTTCATAACTTTACGGAGTATTCGATATGACAGCCCAAAACGGCAAGGACCTTTTGATCAAGGTCGATATGACTGGTGACGGTCAGTTTGAAACCGCAGCTGGCCTGCGCGCCACGCGGATCAGTTTCAATGCGGAAACGGTTGATGTGACCTCGCTTGAATCAACCGGCGGGTGGCGCGAGGTGCTGGGGGGGGCCGGTGTGAAATCGGCCTCCATCTCCGGCTCGGGTGTGTTCAAGGATGCGGAAAGCGACGAGCGCATTCGCGATATGTTTTTTGAGGGGGACACGCCGGGGTTTCAGGTGATTATTCCTGATTTTGGCACGATCGAGGGGCCGTTTCTTGTCAGCTCGATCGAATATGCGGGCAGCCATAATGGCGAGGCGACCTATGAGATGTCGCTGACGTCGGCGGGGCAGATCACTTTCACGGCGTTCCCATAATGTTTGGGGCCTCTGCTAATCCTTGGGCGGGCGAGGTGGCGCTGGTGATCGACGGGCAGGCCTATGTTTGCAAGTTGACGCTGGGCACCCTGGCCGAGCTGGAGGCCGCGTTGCGCGTCGATACATTGGTCGAGCTGGTCAAAAGGTTCGAGGCGGGCGGGTTTTCCACCCGCGATGTGTTGGCGTTGATCGTGGCGGGCTTGCGCGGCGGGGGCTGGCGCGGGTCGGCGCGTGATTTGATCACGGCGGACATAGAGGGCGGGCCGGTGCGCGCGGCGGAGGCGGCGGCGGAGCTATTGGCCCGCGCGTTTGCTGCGCCATGAGTGGCATGAACGGCGGGTTCGACTGGCCCGGATTGATGCGCGCGGGGATGCGCGACCTTGGGTTGAAACCTGCGGAGTTCTGGGCGCTGATGCCCGCACAGCTGTGGCTGATGCTGGGCCCCGAGGCGGGCGAGATGCCTATGGGGCGCAGCCGTTTGGATGAATTGAGCGACGCGTATCCGGATGCGGATCGACGCGCGGGCATAGGAGCGGATGATGGATGATATCGACGGATTGGACGCCTTTGAGGGCGAGGCCAAGCAGCTTGAGGCGACGTTGGGGTCGGTAACGGCGATGACCGATGCCTTTGAAAGCCAGCTGGGGCGCATGAAGGGCACGCTGGCCGACACCACGCGCGATCTGGGCAATCTGGAGCGCGGGTTTTCGGGCGGTTTGCGCAAGGCGTTTGACGGGTTGGTGTTTGACGGACGCTCGGTATCCGACGCGTTTGCGACGCTGGGCGAAGCGATGTCGCGCACGGTGTATTCCAACGCGATGAAGCCGGTGACGGATCACTTCGGCGGGCTGTTGGCGGGGGGCGTGGGCAGTTTGGTGTCCAGCCTGATGCCGTTCGCCAATGGTGGCGCGTTTTCGCAAGGGCGGGTGACGCCCTTTGCCAAGGGGGGCGTGGTGAACGGGGCCACGACATTCCCGATGCGCGGTGGCACCGGCCTGATGGGCGAGGCGGGGCCGGAGGCGATCATGCCGCTGACACGCGGGGCGGATGGCGCGCTTGGCGTCAAATCGCAAGGGGGCGGCGAGGTGAATATCACGATGAACATCTCGACCCCCGATGTGGCCGGTTTTCAGCGCAGCCAAAGCCAGATTGCCGCGTCGATGACCCGCGCCTTGGGCCGTGGCCAGCGCAACCGTTAAGCCGAACCGTTAAAAAGGAATTGAGCGATGAGTTTTCATGAAGTCCGGTTTCCGACCACCCTGAGTTTTGGGGCACAAGGCGGCCCCGAGCGGCGCACAGAAATCGTCACCCTGTCCAACGGGTTCGAGGAGCGCAACACGCCGTGGGCCCATTCGCGCAGGCGCTATGACGCGGGCATGGGACTGCGATCCTTGGATGATGTCGAGGTGCTGGTGGCGTTTTTCGAGGCGCGGCAGGGGCAAATGTACGGGTTTCGCTGGAAGGACTGGTCGGATTTCAAATCGAGCGTGCCGAGCCGCCCCGTGACGGGCAATGATCAGGTGATCGGGCAGGGTGACGAGGCGCAATCGGTGTTTCAGGTGGTGAAGAACTACGGCTCCGGTGCGCAGGTTTATAAGCGGCCTATTACGAAGGTCGTGGCGGGGACGCTGTTGGTGTCGGTCAGTGGTGATTTGCTGACCGAGGGGGTGGATTATACCTTTGACGGGACCACGGGGCTGGTCACGTTCAATCACCCGCCCGACCGCCAAGCGGTTGTGACGGCGGGGTATGAATACGACGTGCCGGTGCGGTTCAACACCGACGCCATCATGACATCGATGGCGACGTTTCAAGCGGGCGACGTGCCCGATGTGCCGGTGATCGAGGTGCGGGTATGACGTTTCAGCAGCATCTGGACAGTGGCACCACGACTTTGGCGCGCTGTTGGGCCGTGGTGCGGCGTGATGGCGTCACGCATGGGTTCACCGATCACGACCGTCCGCTGAGCTTCGAGGGGATCACCTTCAAGGCGGATGCGGGGATGACGGCGCGCGCGATCATGTCGGCGACGGGGCTGTCGGTTGATAACTCCGAAGCGATGGGTGCGCTGAGTGATGTGGCGATCACCGAAGGTGACATCGAGGCCGGGCGGTTTGACGGGGCCGAGGTGCGTGCATGGCTGGTGAATTGGGCCGATGTCAGCGCGCGCAGTTTGCGGTTTGCAGGCTCCATCGGCGAATTGCGCCGCGAGGGGGGGGCGTTTCATGCTGAATTGCGTGGCCTGACCGAACAGTTGAACCAGCCGCGCGGGCGGGTTTACCAAACGGCCTGTGGCGCGATCTTGGGCGATGCGGCCTGTGGCTTTGATCTGGAGCGCGATGGATACGCGACGCAAGTGCCCGTCGAGGTGCTGGAGGAGGGGCGGCGGTTCCGGTTCGCGGAATTAACGACGTTCGAGCCTGCTTGGTTCGAGCGGGGGCGTTTGCGTGTGCTGTCCGGCGCAGCTCAAGGGCTGGTTGGCGCGATCAAACGCGACCGGTTCATCAACGGCGCGCGCGAGGTCGAGGTATGGGAGGCGTTTCGCGCACCGATTACATCGGGCGATCTGGTGCGGCTGGAGGCGGGGTGCGACAAAACCAGCGCAACCTGTCGTTTGAAGTTCAATAATATGGCGAATTTTCAGGGCTTTCCGGATATTCCCGGCGATGACTGGCTGGTCAGCACGCCTGTCAGCAGCGGCCAAACCGGTGGCGGTAGTTTGCGCAATGGTGGCACGTCGTGAGGCATGTTGTGACCTGCGCGCGCGGCTGGATCGGCACGCCCTATGTGCATCAGGCGGCGACGCGCGGGGCGGGGTGTGATTGCCTTGGCCTGCTGCGCGGCGTCTGGGCCGAGGTGAGCGGTGGACAAGCGGTGCGCGTGCCGCCCTACACGCCCGACTGGTCCGAACCCCAAGGCGACGAGGTGTTGTGGCGCGGGTTGGCGGGCCTGCTGGTGGCAAAGCCGGTTTTGTCGGTGGCGACGGGCGATGTTTTGCTGTTTCGGATGCGCAGCGGCGCTGTCGCAAAACACGTCGGCGTGCAGGGCGACATTGGCGGTGCGCCCACCTTTATACATTCATATCAGGGGCATGGCGTGCGCGAAAGCGCGCTGTCGGCCCCTTGGCAGCGCCGTCTTGTTGCGCGGTTTGCCTTTCCTGAAAACGACGAACCAAAGGTCTGAACATCATGGCGACGATTGTACTTTCGGCAGCGGGTATGGCGCTGGGCGGCACGGTAAATGGCACAGTGTTGGGCCTTGG